GCTTCGCAAGAATTGTTTCCACCTAAGGGGCCAGTAAAAACCCAAATCATTGGTAAGTCTACCCCAGATAAAGAGGGTCAAGCCAAGCGTGTAAAAGAGTTTATGAATTATGAAATCTCAGAAATGATGCCTGAGTATTTCGAAGAGTTTGAACGTCTTCTTTTTCAGCTGCCTATTTTTGGAAGCGCCTTTAAAAAAATATATTATGATGCCAGTTCTTCAAGACCTACCAGCGAGTTTGTTTCGGTAGATCAATTTTATGTTCCCTTCAATTCGCCCGACTTAAAGAGAGCCGATAGGTACACCCATGTAATTTATAGGTCAGGAAACGATCTTCAGCGTGATATTGCTGCCGAGATGTATAGGGATTGTGAGTTGGGGGAACCTGGGGGATCAGAGCGTTCTGATATGTCTCAGAAAATGGATGAAATTCTTGGTTTTTCTTATGATTCCTCTAGTGATCCTCAGTACTGGCTTCTTGAGCAACACTGTTATTTAGAATTAGGAGGAGAATTTGAAACCCCTGTTGCGGCACCATACATTGTCACTGTGGATGAAGACTCAGGAAAAGTCCTCTCTGTTAGAAGAAACTGGGAAGAGGATGATCCTCAATACATTAGACTTGAACACTTTGTTCATTACAAATTTGTACCTGGATTTGGTTTTTACGGTTTCGGCTATATACATTTTCTCGGCAATATGACCCTTACGGCCACAGCGGCCATGCGCGCCTTGATTGATGCAGGTCAATTTGCAAACCTTCCAGGTGGTTTCAAGGCACGAGGTGTAAGAATTGTTGGTGATCAAGACCCCATTGCTCCTGGTGAATGGCGTGAAGTTGAAAGCACAGGGCAGCAGCTAGACAAAAGTTTTTATGCTCTCCCCTACAAGGAGCCTTCAGCCACTCTTTATCAGATGTTAGACTTTGTTACTCGTGCAGGCCAAAAGTTTGCCGACACCACTGAACAGGTAATTTCTGACAGCAGTAACTATGGGCCTGTCGGAACCACAATGGCTCTCATAGAGCAGTCAGCCAAGTTCTTTACTGCCATTCACAAGAGGCTACACAAAAGTCAGCGCGATGAGTTTAGGGTTTTAGCGCGGGTAAATTTCGAGTTTCTTCCTGAGACAATGGCGATGGATGTCGCTGATGGCAGTATCCAAATATTTAAGGAGGACTTCGACGGTCGCATTGATGTTCTGCCCGTTTCTGATCCCAACATTCCCAGTTCGACTCATCGTTTTGCTCTTGCTCAGATGGCCCTTCAGTTGTCATCACAGGCTCCGCAAGGAACCTACGATATTAGGGAAGTTCACAAGATGATTCTTGAGGCTACCAATATTGAGAATGCTGATCGTCTGATGCCACCTGCCAAGGAGCCGCAAGAACTAAGTCCTATGGGGGATATCGTCGCCGTTTCACAAGGAACGCCCATTAAAGCTTTCCCAGGACAAAATCATGAGGCACACATAACCTTTAAGAATGCGTGGCTCAACAATCCTCTGCAACAACAGAATCCAGCCTTTGCCCAAATGACTCCGCTCATTCAAGCAAATATTTCTGAACACACCTTGATGCAGTTCCAAGAGCAGATGGTTGCTATGACAGGTGAGGAAGCTTCTGGAGAAGCCTTTGCCCAAGCCCAAGCAGCACAACAGTTGCAGGAGATGGCTAAGATGGCGCAAATCGGACAGCAGCAAGGATCAGTAGAACAGCAATCTCTCGACTTGCAGAAAGCTGACTTAGAATTGAGGGCGCAGGAAGCTCAAGCAGAAGCCACTCACAAGGCAGCAGGAATTATTTTGGATAACAGAAAACTTGATATTCAGGAACAGAAGGTACAATTCTCCACCATTAAAGATACCGCAAGTCTTGTGTACAAAAGTCAAAAAGACAAGGAAGATCGCAAGACTAAAATGATCATTGAGTATGCAAAATTGCTAGCTTCTTTGGCGAAAGATATGGAAATACAATTTAGTAAAGACTCAGAACTTTTCAGGACTTTTCCAGATGCCTTTGAGGAAGTAGAAACTAATGCTGAAGGAGGAGCCATCAAGGTCAAAGACCCCAAAACTTTTTATGGTCTTCAAGATAGGATCATGAAATATGATGAGGGTGGTGAAGTAGAACCCGACAGAGCTGCAGAAGCTAAAACGGTTTATCAGGACACTGCGGATCGTATGGTGCTGCTTGGCATTGATCCTAATTCTCCAAGTGCTATGGCTGAGTTTATGGAACAAAGTCCTCGCGGTCTTGACATATGGAAAGAAAATTTACCTGGAAGATTAGGTGCTCCTGGTCTTATGGAAGCACAAGAAGAAGAAATTTCGCGACTTGACCCTGGGGGGCCTCCGCTGTCACAACAAAAACCAGTGAGTATAGAACAGGCAGAATTAGACTTAGAAGCTGCAGAGAGAACGCAAGATGTTCCTCTTCCTCCTCCCCCTCGCCCAGACATAGAGCCAGTGGAAGGACAATATGAATTTAGTTTAGAAGAAATATCGGATGTTATTGGGGAAGAGAAAGATGTGTCTGGTGTAGATATTATAGAGAAAATTTTAAAGCCTATTGCATATCATGAAACAGGAGGAGACCTGGACCCTGAAAAAGAACAAATTGGAGGAGGCCCAGGGAGAGGGTTGATGCAGTTTGAGGGGGTCAGAGGAGATGGAAAAGGTTTCGACACAGCCGTGAATAGAGCAAACCAATTTTTTAATTCAAGAAATATGGAAATACCTGTTTGGGTTAAAAGTATCAATGAAGGAGATAATGCTTCTTCTTTAGGTTCAGAACAACAAATGATGTTAGCTTTACTTGATTATACAATGAAAGGTGATCGTAAAGATAAATCAGGGCGGCTGATCAAGACTGATATTAGTCAGGTACTTAAAGGAAAACAATCTTTAACAGATTTTTGGTTGGACTCTCATTGGGCAGGAAAAGATAAAGATAGAGCGGATAGAAGGGAAAGCTTTGACCGTGCTTATGAAAGATTTAAAGACTTAAACAAATAGTTTACAGGAGGAATAAGTGCCATACGCTATTCGTAAGCGTGGAGAAAAGTACCAAGTGATGAATACGAGATCGGGGCAAGTGAAAGGTACACACCCCACTAAAGGAAAGGCTACGAAACAAATGCGCGTTCTCTATTTGATTGAAGAGGATGGAGATGATAAAGTTAGGCGCAAGGACACAAAACGGAGGAAGAAATGAAAGCTAACCAAATTTCAGGGCCTAAGAAACGCAATAAAGCAAAAGTTTCTGATTGGTCTCAAATACCTATAGATCAATGGTCCCATCGGACGAAACGTGGTGAATTGCGTGGCAGTCCTGATTCAGCGTATGAGCATCGTGGGCGGCATTATGCTCGACATGGTGTCTACTCTTCTAAAGGAAATTGATTACCGACGATATTATCAGGAGCCTCGATGAAGCTAAAAACAATATTAAAGATACTTTAGCTACTGGCTCTCCTGATAACTATGCCGAATATAAAAATTTGGTTGGCATAGTATATGGTCTTGACATGGCTGTGGGAATTGTAAATAATGCGATTCACAAATATCTCAAGGAACAAGAGGAAGACTGATGCAACATGCTCATATGGGTGGCGCTGTCACCAATGATCAATGGATTACCGATAAAGAAATAGAAGACCCCACACCGCTACCTACGATACCCAGCTATCGTATTCTTATTAGGCCAGTAGCTATTCGCTCTACAACTAAGGGAGGTATCATACTTCCTGATAAAGCTAAGGCAGATGTGCAATATTTGACTACAGTAGGACGGGTTGTTCTATTGGGTGATTTGGCTTACGAGGACAAGGATAGATTTACTAAAGGCCCTTGGTGTAAGGCGGGAGATTATGTTTGTTACGGCAAGCACACAGGCACACGTTTTTTGTATAAGGGAGTCATGTTTGTTATTATGAATGATGATCAAATACTCATGAAGGTAGAAGAACCTGGGAGTTTAGACCCGATGTTTGTTCTAACGGGATAAATGGCAAATACAACTAATTTAGTTATTGAAAAACCTGTTCCAGGTGGTTCAAATAATGTTTGGGGAACTACCCTAAATACGGGTGCCGACAGTTTCGATACGGCTATTGCTGGCACCTTAAGTAAGTCTGTGGCAGGTTCCGCTGATGTTTCATTGACAGACGCAGAAGCCCTTAATGCAAATCATATTTATACAGGGGCATTGACAGGAAATATTGCTGTTCATGTTCCTATTAAATCTCGTCGTTACCAAGTTTTCAACAATACGTCTGGCAGCTTTACTCTAAAAGTTAAGACTTCCTCAGAAACTAACGGTACAACAGTTAATCAGG